TGCATACTGTCCACCGAGCACATTCTGCGACGGATACGATGGTGCACCATGATAGAATCTCCCTGTAACCACCGGAAGAAATGTGCCATTATCGCAAGCCACGCTGGACTGAGGGCGAAAGCGCACCGCGCCATAGGCGGTATTTAGACAGTAAATAAAAGCGGGATATTGCCCGCTGGTTTGCGCAGCAAATACAACAGGATAATGGTTCCATTCGGGAAAGTAAGTATAGGGATTTTCTTGCATGCCCACGCAGATGAACTTGTTGCCACCTTCTGTCGTGGTTATGGCCCAACGAATGGCCTGTCCATCCCGTACTCCCAACTGATTACAGCTTGCCCAAAAATGCAACTTGGCCGTGCTCGGACTAGTCCCCGTAGCGACTCCGCCATTGGCTTGCATGTAGCTCGAAACTTCGTCAGTTGCCGTGGGCCTGTTTGGGGCAGCTTGCTGCACGAATCCATTATGTGGACTCATCCACCAGACCCTGTAATTATCGGCAATACTGTTTGCCCATAAAAATTCTCGGCCAGTTCCGGCATGCCTATAAACAACCCACCAAGTAACATTGTCGATCCACCAAGGCATTGGATTTACGACTCGGTCTATGCCATCCATTCCCCCTTCTTCCCAGTAGCTATTGTTTGGGTAATGCCCCCTCGCAGAACCCTTGCAAGTCCATCCAGCAAACGCAAGTTGCTGCTTCAAGACAACCAAGAACTTGAAGAAACGGTCCGTGTAGCAAGACCCATTAAGCGCCACAAATGTATTCGGCGTAATCCGCCAGTACCTGCGGTAGCCTGATGGAAGGATGGATGCCATGGCCGGCGACTAGCCCTGCCCGAGTGGACTGATACCGACGTGCCAGCCATCGTTCCATGGCGCGATGACGACGACCTCGAATCCCAGGATGAGCCGCATCATGTCGGCGATGCCGACCGCGGTGCCTTTCTCGCGGTAGGCGGCCATCAGCAGGCCGACCACTTTGCGCTGCATGACCTCGGGCTTCGTGGTGTCGAGAAACCATCCCAGCTTCTGGGCTAGGTGCGGCAGCCACTCGACTGGACAGGTCTGGGTATTCCAGAGGGTTTGCAGCTTGCAAGTGTCATCATGCTCGCGCCCGAGCAGCTCCTGAAGCAGCGCTGTCAGGTCGGGCCAGACGCCGTCCTGGCCTTCGCGACTGTAGATGGCCGGGGCCTTGGCGGTGATGCGGAGGTCGATTGCCATCCGCGGCCTCCTGCTAGGACGCCTCGACCATGGCCAGGGTGACAGTTCCGAGGCGTGGGAACTCGTACCACTCAAGCGCAACGTCGTCGGCCGGTGTGGTCAGCTCGACGTAGTCCACACCGTCTACTTGGTGGATGACGTGATGTAGTTGTGAGACAGCGATCGGGGCGCCCCACTGCACCAGGTAGTCGCCCGAGTCGGTGTCTTCGGCGCCCGGATCGTAGTGGGCCGAAAGTGCCGCCTGGATGGCCGCCGAGACATCAGCTGGCTCATAGCCGGTCAGTAGGTGAACGGTCCCCGCGATGGTGACATCATGACGGACGGCTCGGCCCACCAGCAGGCGCTGCGTCAAGGTCCTGGGTCTGGTGTCCGTGCAGTATGCCTTGATGGCGGCGAGCAATGCCACACTCGCCTCGCCACCACCAGACGGGATGACGTAGATGATCACGGCATTCTCGGGGATGGTCACGATCCCGCCGCTGTCCTCTTGGTCCCGCCTGGACATGGCCAGCACGCGTAGCACGCCAGGCACTGCCTCTGCGGCGTCCTGGAAGTCGGTGCGGGCAACAGAGCGGCCAGCTGAGCGGACAGACCTGGGTCCATGGAGCTTGGCATGGTCAGTGCTTTCGCGTTCGGTGCCCCCGGTGGCAGCCGAGGGGTTCGTCGCGACGACGGTCACCGAAAGGCCAGTCTCCGAGACGAAAGAGCCATCCAGCTGTGAGAGGCACGAGACATCGACGTTACCTGCTTCCCCGCCGCCCGTCCGGTACGTCATGACGATGTGCGCGCCATCGATAGGGATGGCGCCATTCACTCCGTCGCCGAAGCACACCGTTGCCTGGTCGTCCGAGTCCACCTCGATGGTGTAGTGGGTGTCGTTCGCAGCCGAAGACAAGAAATCGTCGACCCTGGTCCATGCAACGGCGTCCACCATGCACGTGTCGTGGGAGAAGACCTCGGCCGGTGCAGTGAGGCTGTCGAGAAGGTAAATGAACGGCGTCCGTGCGAGCTGGAACCGTTGGCTTGCCTGCCCGGTCGACTGCCCGACCTCCTCCTCCCAGGTCTCTCCTTCCACGGCTGAGACCTCGGCGTAGGTCCCGTCCCCGGGTACGGTGGCCGACGAGACGGTCTCGAAGCGGATGCTGCCGTCCCCGGTGGTGATGACCGTTTTCGCGGGAACACTCGTCGCCGAACCGTCGCCCGTCGGTTCGTCCAGTGACAGCCGCACGGTGACCGATGCCGGGTGAGCCGAGGACAGCCGGTATGCGATGAGCCGCATGTGCTCGATCACATTGGCGCGCTCGCGCGCCAGGATCGGCATTGCCTCATTGCCGATCGCGTCCTGGTAGTAGCCCAGGAGGTCGCACAGGTAGCAGACGAGCTCGATGAGGGCAACGCCGGTGTTGCTCGAGCTGAAGTCGGTCCAGCTCGGGACACGGCCGCGAATGAAGGCAATGGCCTCGGTGCGCAGGCTGTCGTAGTCGCGCCCGGTCCAGTCGATGCGTGGGTAGCGTGCCACGGCTGTTCCGGGTGGGTTAGCCGAGCGAAGCCTACGGTCTACTGGCCCTGCTCAAGCGGCAGCATGTACTCAAGCTCATCATGCACGCCCGAGTCGATGACCTCATACTGGACCAGGAGTCGGATCATGCTGGCCTGTCCATTGGGGACGGATGCCGCAATGCCGCTGAAGCGGCACCATGGGATGGCGGGGACGAGGGCATCTCTTGCATACGTCTCGGCCAGGCGACAGGTCGATGCGTCTGCCGGCGAGAAGACAAGCTCGGGAAGCAGCGAGCCGAAGGTCGGGCGCATCACACGCTCGCCGCGGCCGGTGCCGAGGGCTTGCTGAATCTCTTGGCGGGCGAGGGTGATGATATCCGGTGCAAAGGCAACGTAGCCGCGTGGCCCGACAGCGAGAGGGAATGCCGGGCCGGTACGTGTGGACAGAGCTGGCTTGCGTGGCAGGATGGCCATCGCCTGTCCCGCCCATGTTAGCCACTACGGGCCGCCTCCCAGTCGCATGTAGCGAACGTCATAGCAGGCATCAAAATGCGTGTGGAGCGCCGATGCGATGGCCGTCCATAGCAGCTTAGGCACGTCCTCGGGCGGCGTGGACTCGTTGATGACCTCGGCGAGCGCCGAGCGAATCGCTGCGGCGAGCGCTTCCGCGTGCAGGTGAGGTGCCATTCCTATCCCCCTTCCGTCGTCGGTGCCTTGACGAAAGCACAACCTGTGAGATGTACGAGCGGTGCGCCAAGGACGCAGGCCATGCCCTTCACGACAACGCCCTGACCGCCACCAGCCAGATTTACGGTAGTGCCAGTCACACCGACGTCAACCGTCGGGCAGCCACTTGTGCCGATGTGGATCGTGCTGTTTGCTTCAATGGCTATGGTCTGGCCGCCCAGGTGCTTGACAGTCAGGGTTCCACCACTGGTATCGGCCATCGCGATCTCGTGGCCGCCAGCAGTTCGCAGGATGAAGGCTCCCGGGTTGGCGTCATCCCACAGCAGCACATGGCCGCCGGGTGTCTTGAAGCCACGCTTGTCCCCGTCCTTGAACTCGCCGGGGAGCTCGCCCTTGGCGTGCCATCCCCCGAGCACGCGCGGGCAGCTTGGATCACCACCATCAAAGGCGACGGCGACGATGTCTCCGGTGCGTGGGGGCCAGTAGCCGCCATAGTTCTTACCACCGGGCGCCGAGTTGGTTGGGTAGGCCCAGACCGGGACAGGGTGCCGCCCGGACACCTCGGGTACCTCGACCTGGACACGGCCGAGCTGGTCCGGATCCGCCGTCGAGCGCACCCGGGCTTTGTAGACGCCGGTGAAGCTCATTAGCCTGCCCTCGAGCCATCACCTGATCGGTACTGCGGATCAGATACTGGCTTCTGCCCAGGCTCCTTGTTCGGCGCCGGGCTGTCCTTGCCTGTGCTCGCCCTGCTCCGGGTGATGTGTCTCGAGAGTCCAGCGCGGCGCGCATCGAACCGGCACGTGTAGCCGCCGGGGCCGATCTCGTGCGTGAGCTTGCGCAGGTACCACTTTCCGGCGAGTCCCCCTCCGACGTTGCGCAGGACAATGACCCCGTGGGCCTGCAGCGTCGGGTCTCCATAGACCGTGCCCTCGCACTCGAGGGCCGCAGCCTCAGCCCGACCACGTGCAGCCTGTGCCCTGGCCTTCGCCTCATCCTTGCTACCCGAGGGAATGGCCTCCACGTGCCCGGTCTCATCCTTCGTGAAGGCTCTCTCACCGCGCTCGCGCTCGTACTGGTAGCCGCCCAAGACCGGGCGACCCTTGGTCGTGTACTCGTCGGCAACCACCTCGATGTGCCTCTTGCTGTGCGGGTCGATGCCGATGGCCTTGGCCTGCACCTTCTTTCCGCCGTCCTGGTGCGTCTTTGCCTTGAGCCTGACGCTGATCAGACGCCCCTCTCGGCCCATCCAGGTGAAGGTCTGCTGCGGCGGTGCATGAACTTTCGGGCTGTGGATGCGAAGGGTCGTGCCGTCCACCCGCACCACGCCGTTGCCCGCCCGGTAGACTGCCTCGCGGAGCTGCTTCATGGCCGAGTCGTTGGGAGCGATGCGCTGGAAGATTCCCCGAGCGGTGTATGGGGAGTACTTGGCCAGGTCGCGGGCCATCTCGTTCGCCAGGTCGAGCCCCGCCGCCTTGGCCAGGCCCCGGGCCATGGGGATGAGGCCGCGAGGTGTCTTGTGCAACTTGACGTGCTGGCCGAGTCGGTGGCCCTTGTCCAGGCACTTCACAGTCACCGTCGCCCCGTGTCCGGCATAGCCGAGCTCGAGCGACTTGATGGTCATGACCTTAAGGGGCGAGAGCTGGCCGACATAGCCCCAGCGCAGCCGGACCGTGCTACCTGGTTTCAGGAGCGGATGGTCGGCCAGGGTACCATCAATATCCTCGAAAGTCAGCGAGGCCTCGTCGTGCTTGTGCTCCTCGTCGTCGTAGCTGAATCGCGAGCAGCACTGCAGTACTTGGCGGCCGAGCTTCTTTCGCTCGACTTCCACCGCAAAAACCGCCACCCAGTCGAGAACCGCGGCAGCCAAGTGGTTACCTCAGCCTGTCTCGAGCACAACACGCTCGATGGCCGGCACACGCAGGATAGTCCCCTCTTCGATGTCGAACGGGTCGAGCACGTGGTTGATGTCCAGGATGATGTGCCAGTCGCGTGCCGCGGCGTCGGTGCGGCCATCGCCGTACACCTCGTCGGCAACCAGGTCAAGCCGGTCCGGGTTGTCGACACGCACATACCTGTCATCCTCATCCTCGACGATCTCGAGCAGGCGGCGAGTAGACGTGCGCAGCTGCTTAGTCTCAGCATCGACCAGGATGTTGCACCTGGCGTAGCGGGAGCCCTCGAGAATCATCGGAGGCCTCGTTTGACATCTCGGGCGTCGACGCCCTCGCGCACGAATTCCTGCAGCTCGAGCTCGACGACAGCGTGCCACGGGTAGAGCGTGTCCGCCTCGAAGAAGCCCATGTACCTGACGTTGACTGTGCGGACCACGCACTCCACTCCGAGGTAGAGCCCGCCCATGTCGAGTAGGACGCGGTGGGGTCCACGCTTGACCTTGCCCTGCTCATACTCGGGATAGGTCAGCGATCGGAGCCAGGAGACCTGAGTCGCCACCTCGGCGACGTCCTGGGTTGTACGGACCAGGTGCAGGGTAAAGGCGATGGTGCGTGCCCCACCCGACACGAACTGTTGCCGCGGGTGGCTCATGCCAGGGATCTCGAGGTCGACCCACCTGGGCGGATGCGTGTCGCTGATCTCGCTTGGGTTGTACTGGAAGTGGAACGACTCTCGCGTCTCAACGTCGATCAGGCGTCCCTGGAGCAGCGTCGCCATGGGCTACCCTGTACGCACGGCCGCGGCTTGCATACCCTCGACTGCCGCACGCACAATCACATCCCTGTCGATCTGCACAACGACTTCGGTCTTGTGTCCCTGGAGAGCGGCGACGAGACTGCGCATGTCCGCGGCGGAAGAGCCTGTTTGCTGTGCCACACGTGCACGCTCGCCCGAGGTCAAGTCCAGCATCATGCTGCGGATCCACTCGGTGCCGCTCATCACGATCTCGCCCCGCCCAGATGTCGGCCCGGTCTTGTAACCACCCATTTTGGCCAGTAGGCCTGAGCGCCCGGCGAGAAGTTCGTCGGTGTTGAAGACCTTGCGGATTCCGTAGCCGACTGCGCTGCCGTACCCAGCCGCGGCTATCAGCGGCAAGGCAACGCCAGCAAGCCCACCGGCGGAGAGTGCGCCACCGAGACTCGTCGCACCGCCCGCCGCGCTGGCTCCGCCCAAGAGTCCCTTGCCGCCAGTCAAGAAGTCCTTGGCCCTCGCCCTTCCGGCCGCATTTAGTGCAACCTGTGCGGCCGTCTCACGCCCGAGGGCCAACGCATGGGCATTCGCTGCCCGGACGGCCAGCCACTTGAGCCCAGTTCCAACGATCATGATCCCGTGATAGATGCTCTGCACGAATTGCACGGCAATGGTAGCAATCTTGATAGCGCCCCACGCAACAGCGACCTTGCCCAGGATGTCGCCCCACTTCTTTGCCTGTTCGGTGCTGAAGCCAATTCCGACGTTCATGTCGTCGGTCTTCTTCTTCGCCTCATCGGCCGGGCCGAAGAATCTGATCAAGACGCCGTTGACGATGTTCCAGACGTAGGCAATGCTGCTGCCGATCTCCTTGATGCTGGCCCATGCGCTCTCGCCCATGGTGCGGATGCGCTCGGCCCACTGCCAGATCATGATGGTCATCTTCAGGAGCCCGGCCTTCTCCAGCGAGTCGTGGATCGCTGCTGGGATGGTGCCAACTCCGTCCTGCTCCGACGTGAACAATGCCACCACGCCCTCCACCACCAGCTTCGTGTTTGCCCACCACTTCTTGAGCTTGTCCTGAATCCCGCCCAGATTGAGCACCCAAGCAGCAGTCAGGGCAGCCGCGGCGATACCCCAGGGGCTGGTCAGCATGGCCCTGGCGAGCCCCAGGACATTGCCCTTGGCCGCGGCCAGCTGTTGGGAGATGAGGGGCAAGGCCATGCGGAAAAGACCCATTGCACCGTGGGCCATGCGAAAGGCGCCATTGAGCATGAGCGCGGCGGATGCGCCCCAGAGCAGGTAGGTGCCCACTTTCTTGACCGGTTCCGGGATGGCTAACAGCAAGTCGAGCAACAGGCGGAAGGGCGCGAGCAGCATGCCGATGAGCGGTTTGGCGATGCGGCCGATGTCGATGAGGAACTGTTTGATCTTAGCCTTGTCGATAGCCCCCTCCAACCATGGCAGCATCTTCCGGAAAGCGACCTCGGTGGCGCCGGACGCCCTGCCCATGGCCTCGACCTGCGCCCGGAAGGTCTGCGCGCCCTTGCCACCGAGGACCAGGGCCGCACCGACGGCTTCAGATGAGCCCAGGAGTCTCTCGAGCTTGCCCGGGTCCCCCCCCGCCGCGTCGTAGACAGCCCCGATGGCACCCTGGAAACCGATCGCCCTGATGGCGGCCCTGCCGCTCTCGTAGCCTGCCCTCTGCCAGACGTCTGTCATCTCCTTTGACGGCCGAATGAGGGCATCCATAGCTGCCCGGATCCTGGTCATGGCCACGGATGTGGGCATGCCCGTCATGGTGAGCGCCACGCTGGCCCCCATCAACTGCTCGAACTGGACACCGAGGGCGGCGGCACCCGGGGCAGCCTGGAACAGGTACGCCGACAACTCGGCGATGGTGGTCTTCCCACCCGCCACTGCGGTGAACATCACGTCCGAGACCTCGGTTGCCTGCGAGGCCCGCATGCCGTAGGCATTGAGTACGGCCGTTAGGCCATTGACCGAGGTCGTCGTGTCCGTGACGCCCGCCACGGCCATCTTGTTCGCCGCATTGAGCACCACGGTGGCTTGCGTAGCGTCGCTGAAACCGGAGGAGATGGTCTGGTAGAGAGCGCGCGCCTGGTCGGCATGGTCGGCGCCGAATGCCACTGACATGCGCTCGACCTGGCTGGTCAGCGCGCCCATGTCGACCTTACTGGTATCCACCAGGGTCGAGACCTCGGCCATGGCCTTTCCGAAGTCCTGGTAGGTCTGGGCTGGCAAAACCAACGCTCCCATACCCGCCGCGCCCAGGCCGAAGAGCTTGAGGCCACTCTTCATGCGGTCCACGGAGGCCGCGACCGCTACGCCTGATGTTTCGGCTTGCTGCTTGAGCTTCTCGAAGGCGACCGAGATCTTCGCCATCCCCCCGGACATCATGTCTTTCAGGGTCAGGACTACGCCGAGGCCCAGCTCACTCGTCGCCATGCCTGTCCGTCCTCGGTTAGCGCGCTTCGCGCTTCACGGCCTCTTCGGCGGCACGGATACGCTCTTCGGCGACATGGCAGAAGTAGGCCCGCTGGCGTGGAGTCATGGCATACACGTCCGCCAAGGTGAAGGCGAAGCCGCCGATGTGGGCGAACTGCCAGCAGAGCAGGGTGGCGTCGTAGTCAACGGCAGAGGCGACCGGCTCTATCGGCCAGGCGCCGTCAGGGCGAAAAAATCGTCAAGCGCCTGGAAGTCGACGGTCGTGGTGGCCCGGCACTCTGGGCACTGGATTTCGACTGCGCGGTCTACCCCGCCGAAACGGAGTAGCTCGATACGGAGAGCCTGGCGGTCCCGGACGGACAGGGCCAGGAGGGACTCACGGGTGGCGAGCTCGCCGTTGAGCCTGACCTTGCGCGACACGGCCAGGGCATCGTAGTCGATGGCGGCCTTGCCGCGGAGGCGCTCGTAGGACCGCATAGCGCGCAGCGTGGGCGGCTCTGAGGTGGCTATGGTACCGGAGGGCAGGGTAACCTCTACCTGTCCCGGATAGCTTGCTGGCGGGGCCCTGAGCGGCTCTCCGGTGCCCTGCGGCGTGCCGGCGCAGAGGACATCCATGAGGTTCACGGCCACGTCACCCTGCCAACCGCATGGCTGCACGGACCCTGGTGGCACCGCAGCACACTTGAAGCGCTCGTGCGCTGTCTCACCGTAGCTCTCGATCCGGATGGCCAGCACCAGAGCGAGCAGATCCATGGCATGGAGGCTCTCGTCGATGACTTTGCCATCGACCTTAGCGCAGGCCGCAACCAAGCGGATGATGGCCTCTTGGTCCTGCTTGGCCAGGTCGCGGTGCAAGGCCGTCTCATCATGGCCGGTGATGGCCCGCACATCGGCGAGCTTGCCAGACGGGAGGATGATCTGCATGTGGCAACCTCACAAAACCGGTGGCCAGACCCGGATGGGAAGGTATGACTACGGCAGACGGTCCATGCGGTCGACCGCGATGGTCAGCTCCTCGATCTGCAGGTCCTTGCCCTCACCCTTCTGCTCGGGCATCTTGATCTCCTTCACCCAGCACCCCCGGACCTGGTAGGTCTCGACCACCGCCCCAACGCTGTTGAGGGCCAGGATGACACCATCCTTCTTGACCACCGTCGCCGGAAGGTTGACCCCGCTGCGGCAATCGGCCGCCTGCTGCAACCAGGACCAGCCGAAGCGGTCGGGGGCGTTCTCGAGCATTGCCTTCTTGATCACGAGATCCGACCACTCGACGATGCCCGATGGCAGCTTGATGGCGTAGTTGGCACCGCCCTGTGGCAGCTTGATCTCGTCCATCTTGGGCGATGGTAGCGTGCACTCGGTGACCAACATTGGCGGGATGCCGGCGATCTGTACGGTGAACTGCCACTGCCGCCTGACATCCATCACGGTTGCGCGAACCATGGCGTCCTCTCTTGCTACGCGGTAGGCGCGTTCGCCTCACCGACGTCGAAGTTGAACCCGTGCGGGACAGCAGTCAGGTCGATGTAGAGCCAGCGCACGCTGTTTTTCGGCAACAGGTAGGCGATGGCGTGCAATTCCCCCCGGTTGATGCGCTCAGCCGTGTTGGTGGTCGCATCGCAGACAAAGCGGAAGTCATCGAGCCCGCGGTCCTTGACCACCGCCTCAAAGTACGGGTTGACGAGAGCCTCGAGCTCGCGCCATGCGGTCTCGTCGTTGGGCGAGAAGACGAAGTGCTGGATCGATCTGCGCAGTGCGCAGGCGAACTCGATGAAAGCACGCCGGACGCCGATCTGGTCGAAAGCCGACGATGCCACCTGGAGGGTCTTGTCTCCCCAGAGCACGACCCCGTACTTCGGGTCCTTGCGGATGGCGTTGATCCCTACCTCGAAGAGGTAAACGATCTCGCTCTCGGAAAGCTCGTAGCTGACGCCGGTGGCGTTGAGCAGCTTGCCGCGACCATCCTGCAGCCCGGCCGGGGCGAACCAGCAGAAGTTGATGTAGTCGGTCCAGGAGCGAGCAGCGAAAGCATCGCCCTCGGGCGGGAGGTAGACGGCATTGCCGTTGAGGTCGGTACCGTAGACCCAGGGGAAGTAGCAAGAGCCGTAGCTCGAGTCGAAAGCGGCCTGGTCGTCGTATGGCGACTCGGCCATCCTGAAGGCACGGGCGAGCTGCGGAGTCATCTCCGTGCCGCCCAGGTAGGGCGGGATGGAGGTGATGAACTCGAGGTCCTTGCGGTCCGCGGCGTAGGCAAGCCCGGCGGTGATGATGCTCGCCAGCCTGGCAGCCGTCTCGTTGGCGCTGCCCGACTCGTAGGGGGTCGGACAGGCCAGCATGCGGATGTCGGTGACGCCCTCGAAGGCGTAGATGCCGGTCTTGCTGCCCGAGTTGCCTGTCCAGTCGCCGGCGGCCAGGCTGGCGAGCCCGTCGTTGCCACCCGCGGGCGTGTACTCGCCCGGCATCGGGCGATCGGCCGGGGGCACCGCCGTGCTGTCCAAGTCCTCGACCGTGAACCACTTGGAGGCACCGTTGATCGCCGTCTCGACGTAGTTGCTCGCATCCGGGTCCATCGACAGGTTGTCGAAGGCCTCGGATTCGCCGTCGAGCTCGAAGGTGACCTTGAACTCCGTTGCGGGGAGCTTGGTCCCCAGGGCAATTGTGATGAGCGCCCGGTGGGCCCAGGTGCCCTCCGAAGTGGCGGTAAAGCGAACCGTGTCACCCGCGACGTAGGGCTCACCGATTTCGCCGACGCTGATGGTCGCCTTGGCCGCCGTGGTGACCTTGGTCGAGTGGTTGGTGTAGTGGACGACTCGGGACACGTAGAGTGGGACCCCGCGGTCCAGGGCTCGCTTGGCTGCGCGGACGCCGGACTCGTAGCCGTCCGGCTCACCACCGAACAGGTCGTAGAATTGCTGCCAGTCGGTGACCAGGGTGGGCACGCGCAGCGGCCCCCGATCGGTCACGATGGCCATGCCGCCGCGCGTCGCCGTCGAGCGCGGGACGTAGTAGCTACGGTCGAACTCGCGGACGTTGACGCCGAGTACAGTTCCCATCGTCATGCCTCAGTCTTCGGTGGAGACGGTATCGAGCACCGCCTCTGTGTTCGGGTCTCGCATCTCGACGACCGCCTCGGTGGCCAGCTTGCCCTCGGTCTCGGTCGTGTCCGGGTACAGCCGCACCCGGCGGAAGACCCACTCGCCCACGGTCTCGAGCACCTCGTCAGACAGCGCCGGCGCGCTCCCCACCATGGCCAGCGTCTCGAGCGGTCTGCCGCCGACAACACGTCCAGGTGCGGCAAAGCCGTTGGCGCCCTCGGTCAGTGCCTGGAGGACGGCTTCCTTGCCAAGGCGCGACTGGACGCGCACCTGGTAGTTGACGTCCACAAGCTGCGGCAGTGGCCGATGCATGTAGGTCCCGTCGGCGTTAGCCTGGGAGACCACCTCCACTCCTGGCACATGGATGCCACAGGCGGTCTCGCTCTGGCGAGGGCCGAAGAGGACAACCGCCGGCAGGTCTGCGCTCTCGGGGTTGCCGTCGACGGCGAGGTACTCGGTGGCGGTGCGAATGGTGATGCGCCGTACCTCGATGTCTGGGCAGGCTGCAAGCAGCCAGGTCCGCAGGTCCTGGAGAAGTGCACGGGAGAGGTCGCGGATAGAGGTGGATGCCGGCACACGTGTCCGGCAGGGGTTAGCTCGATCTCAGCGGAGCCCGAATGCACTCTTGATGCTCTCTGCGAGTGCGTCTTCGAACACCTTGGCTACCTTGGCGCGGTCAGCGTCCCATGTCGGCCCGATGAATGGCCGGGGCGGGATGGTGATGTGGATGCCTCTGCCCCAGCCATCTGCAATGGTCGCTCCATACTCGTGGATGGCGCCCAGGTTGGCCATGCTCTCGCCGGAGTCCTTGTGCTTGGCCTGGCGCAGCAGACCTACGAAGGCCTCTCGCGCACTTACGAGCTGGTAGGTGATGGAACCGACCAGGTCGCCATGATGGATGAGGGCCTTGGTCGCAGCACCACGGGCGATCGTCTTCTGCGCCCGCCTGCGTGCACGCTTCGACATGCCACGCATGCGGATGGTGCTCTCAGCCAGCGGCTTGAACCTCTGTCCTCCCGGGGCCTGGCTGATGATGCCCTGCCGTATGTCATCGCGCAGGACAACGGCCGCTCTGGCCAGGGCTTTGCTCATGCCAGCCGTCGTGGCGAGTAGGCCACGTGACACCTTCTCCCATGGTCCCTCGAGCGTGCCCATGGCCTACCCTAGGGGCCGGTCCCGGAAGAAGGCGAAGGTCAGGCCCTGGTAGTCGGGATAGTGCCCCTGTGGGCGCACCTCAATGATCTCGTAGTCGATGGCCCGCACGACATCGGCCCCGCTGCGCCTCGTTGTCACGGCCGTGAAGCGGTCGCCCTTGTGCAGAGTTATGCCTGCCATGGCAAGCTCGTCAGCCAGGAAGACCACGTGTCCATCGGCACCTCCGAGATCACCGGTGGCTCCCATCTGCAGGCGGTCGGCGCGGGCATAGGAGATCTGGCCGCGCAGACTGACCGGGGCCCTCCACACCGGGTCGGCAACTGGCTCGCGGAAGTCATCGTCCTGGACAGTCTCCTCGGCGTCGATCTGGACCAGTGAGACGCTGATGGGGTGGACTAGGCGGGGACGCACGGCGGTGCTACTCCAGCGGTCCCAGGCCGCCGCCGAAAGATGGCCTCCGGTAGAGGGCGAGAATCATGTCGACCTCTCGGTCGCCGGTCATCCCACCAGAGGATGGCTGCGCCAGGGTGTAGCTGTGCCCATCAGTGGTTTCGGAGACGACTCGTGAACGTCGATCCGCATCCTCTGCCTCCTCGGATGCCAGGAGCGCGAGGTCGCGGATGACGAGCCGAACAGCCGCTCGCTTCACCTGGGCGGGGGCGGTGTAGACATCGTCGGCCAACTCGACGACGCCGAACGATCCGGTGACCACGACATTTCGCCGGCCTCTGGCGAAGATACCGCCGTCGGTCCGCAGCAGGTGTGGGTTGCGTGGCGCGTTGTTGATCTCGACTTCGTCCAGATCAATCTCCTGGTCGCCGATCGTGATGGACGTCAGCTCGATGGCCTCGGTTGGTAGTAGGAGAACGTCCATCCCGGTCCCGTCCAGTCGATACGTTTTGTCGCGTGCCTCGAACCACTGCCCTGTCACACGCTCGATATATGGTCCCACGTAGTCGATGACAGTGTCGATCCGCGCATCGTCGGCGATGCTGTCGGTGACCCCTTCGGCCAGCACGTCTGCGACGGTGATGATCGCCATGGTAGTCCGGGGCCGGTTAGCCCACACTTGCCAAGAGCATGAAGGGATACGAGCGCACGGGGAAGACGCCATATCCCAGTGCCTTGAGCTGATCGATCAGGCGTTGGCGCTGCTCGGCATACCACCTGGCTGTCCATGCCTCGAGCAGGATTGGCGGGTGCTCGTGCCGTAGGGTTTCACTGGCGCCTTCAAGCACCTCGGATGTCCCGTCGAGCTTGAAGTACTGCCGGGTGGTACTGATGACTAGCAAAGGCCACCTCTCACGAAGTCGAGCACCGACTGCTCGCTCACACGCATGACATGAGCACTGGCATCGGCGACGCCATAGGACAACAGCAGGTCGTCGCCATGGCGCGTCAGCCCGGCACAGAACTCGATGCCCTTCTGCTCGAAGTAGAACGTGGGCGAGACGGCGGCGACCCTGAAGGCATCGTCGAGCAGGACAAACCGATGCAGATAGATGCGGTCTCGCTTGCCCGCATGTACCACCTCGTGCGTCACATAGAGCCATTGGCCGCGTGCGTCGCCAGCCACACGGATCACCTGGGAGCTGCCGCGCAGATGGCCGAGTGCAAGGTGGCATGACTGCGACTGCATCTTGTAGGCAGTGGTTGCTTCTGGGTCAACGGCCAGCACGACGGTTGGGTCGGTCGAGTAGAGCAGGCACAGATCATCGAGCAGCGGCGCATCGGCAGACAAGTCGCACTCGACGGGGAGCCAGTTCTTCTGATGCCGATCGTCCTGATGGCCGCGCAGCACCCGGACCTGTGTGACGGCCGCATTCTCGTCGAGCCGCAGCAAGGCCATCTCACAGCGCCAAGTCGGATTCATGTCGCGGACAGTGGCCACAGCGGCGAGCTCGCCGCGCCACGAGAAGAGCCGCATGTCCTCGAAACCGCGCACCAGGGATGCTTCGTTGTAGACCGTGCCCGTGCCCGACCGATCGGCGATGGGCTGGCACGACATGACTGACAAGTCATCGCCAAGCCCGAGCAAGTAGTTCCGCGTTCGGTGTACCTGATCGGATGCCGTCACGACATAGGCACCATCGCGCAGGTCGTAGTTGGCGGTCCGCCCGACACACCAGAGTTTGCCGTCGTGACGGCAGACGGAGGGGTTGAGTCGGCGGTAACCTGGCTCGCAGTCGTAGATCAGCTCGCGGACATCAACGGGGCCGAAGCACTCTGCGGCGGGACGCGCGTAGTGGCGCAGGTTGACCCGGGCGGCATTGCGAGTCGGAGCAGTGACATCCCGGTCGACCGCCAGCCGGTTGCAGGCATTTCGGCCTGCATCCTTGCGTTCGGGTGCCTGGCAGTAGTAGCCGGCGATGGATTCGATTTCGTCGAAGCCGCGCGGGCAGGCGGCATGCTCAACGAAGAGCATGTCGTGGTAGTGGTCTGGCCCAATCCGACGGGCAATTTCGCAGATGGCCATGACCGTCTCTCGCTCGCCCAGGGACCGATGCCACTGGGCCAGATGGTAGAGCGGCTCGGCACGCCACGGCCGCCGGTTGTAGGCCCGCCACATGCCGGCGATGAACGCCCCGAAGTTGCTCATGCGCTGGTGGCACAGGGCAGTCTGGTAGTCGGCATGCCATGCCTCCTCCTCCCATCCGCCAGCGCGCGCTCGCTTCGCGTACCAGCGCAGAGCTTGTGCATATGCGCCCGTGTCGCGGTAGTTCTGGCCAAGGTAGTACATGCTCCGGCGGTCGTCGGGATGCTCGCGCAGATGTGCCTCGAGCAGGCGGATGCCACGCTCGTACTTTTCCGTGCGCGTCCCGTCACAACGGTCGTGAATCACCAGGTCGGCGCAGTCGCCCACGTCCCCGGTCACGTCCAGATACTCGTGGGCCGGGCCTCGGTAGACGGCCACTATGTCTCGTCGCAGCAGACGGACATTGGGGTAGCGGATGTGTCTGTCATGCTGCCAGACGCGGTAAGCGGCCGCGGTCAGGTGCTGGCGGAAGTCAGCCTGGAGGAGATGCACTTCATGGTCCGCATCGACGAGCAAGAGGTAGTCGAAGTCGAGCGATGATGCGCGGGCCCTGGCCATGGCTTCGTTGCGGGCCTGCGAGAAGTCACGGAAGGGGAACTCGTGCAGCTGGCCCGGCAACTCGTCGGCGCAGCTGGCAAAGAATGCACGCACGATGTCCTGGGTCCCGTCGGTACTGCCGGTATCACAGATGACCCAGCAGTCGATGGCTGGCAAGAGAGACGTCAGGCACCGCTCGATGATCTTGGCTTCGTTGCGGACGATGAGATTCGCGCAGAGGCGAGCCGGCATCCGTGACCCCGCAGCTTGTGATGGGATGTCTGCGGGGTACGGCGCAGGTTAGCCGGCGGCGGTCTTGAGCAGGAAGCCCTCTACGTACACTCCTGGCAGCGGCCCCTCGTACTCGTAACAGTCATCCTCGCCATACGAGACCGGACCACCTTTCACCCTGACCATATGATTCTCGCCGAAGGGCTTCTCTCCGT